TAGCCAAAGAAGAACTAGACAAGCAAGTGCATGATAAACAGCTAGTTCGTGTTTTGAAATGTAGTCAGCTTCACGCATCAGGCTACATGATAAACCCTGAGTCTAAGTTCGCATATATCTGTAGTGATGTAATCAATATACGAAGTTATGTAAAAGCCAACTCTGAAAAATTTAAGTAGCTAGTTTAGACGCCACACGTACAGGTATGTGAACTCTAGCTACCTTTATTATTATCCATCTTTTCCTTTACATTTGCGACTTCTTTTTTCAAAACTTTAGTAAAGATTTTTTTAAATGTTTTCTTGATAAAAGCTAATACTGATTGCATAGCAATACCACCAACCACGCTAGCAACTGAAGCTGTACCTGCTGCTATTACACTAGAAGCTATGACCTCTGGAGCAGGTATTGGCATCTCCCCGAAAAATGGTAAATTAAACGTAGCTATAGCTTCTTCAGTTGATAAAATTTCTTTGGGTACTAGCTGGTTCTGCGGTATTGTTTCTGGTGTTATCTGTAACTCTTCCTCCTTTGAAGATGCTTTTTCTTCTTCAGCAGAAGATCCCTGATCTCCCAAACCCGACTCTACCTGTTCCAGACTTGGAAGAAGAACTGGATCTAGATATGGAATCTCTGCCACAGGTGGATAAAAAATTGTTGAAGGTGGAACAAGAATATGATCTGTATCTGGCAAGTTAGGCAGATTTATTTCCATTTAAAATTTATGGAGCATTACCTTGTAAAGTTCCAGAGTTACTTAATGTATAACTAACACCTGATAATTGAATGTATTTTCCAGCAGAACCTCCAGAACCTCCACCAGAAGGACTCCCACCAGCATTACCATAAGTACCGCCGTTACCACCAGTGCCTCCTCCTGTAGATTGGTTATAGCCACCAGCACCAAAAACGTTAAAACATACAGGATGTCCACCACCATTTCCAGCAGCAGTTCCAGCAGAACCGTTTGATTGAGATTGATCATAGCCTTGTCCGTTACCACCAGCACCACCTACACCAGGACTACCAGAAGTACAGATTATACCACCACCAAACAGATTTATAGCACCTCCCTGTGTTCCTGCTGCGCCTCCGCCTCCGCCTCCGCCGCCTCCACGAATAGTTCCAGTGTTAGTAACGGTTACATTTGAAGAAGCAATATAAAGAGCAGTTCCGCCATCTGTAGCATTTCCACCATTTTGTGATCCACCATCTCCACCTGCACCCGATATAGTACCAGCGTTTTGAATATTTAAAGTACCACTCATTCCAGAAGGTACTTGTAGTGCATAATTAGATAAAGATGTAGCACCTAATTCAACACCACTGTTAATAACTAAAATTTTATTAATAGCAGAACTAAAGTTAGAACCAAATAAACTTGATACGTTTTGGTTAGTAGCACCAGAACTTAATGTAACAGTAACTTGATTAGCAGCACTATAAAAATCATCAAAAGATATTTCACCACTTGAGGGTACGTTAGGCGCACCTCCTGATGTTACCCCTGCACTACCGCCAGCATAAAACTCAGATAAAGAATGAGGTTGAGAATCTCCAAATTCTGAAGCAATTTGAGAAAGAGAAATTGAACCAGAGCTTTGTAAAGGCATTATTTAGCTCCTTTTAATTCTTCTACTTCTGCTTTTAATTCTTTAATAGCTTCTATAAGAACACCCACCATTTTTCCGTAATCAACAGATTTTACTTCTTTACCATTATGCTCACTTGTATGTACAACTTCTGGAATTACTTGCTCTACTTCTTGTGCGATAACACCAATAGAAGGCTCGTTGTTTTCTTTCCATTTGTATGAAACACCTCTTAATTTACCAACAGTACCAAGAGCATCATTAATAGTGTTTATATCTGTTTTAAGTGTTTTATCAGAGAAAGCAGTGATATTACCTGTAGCTGTTAAAGCACCTGTAACTGTAACTCCCGAAGAGGTTGTCTCAAATTTTTTAATGCTGTTGTGATATAGCTCTACTTGTCCACCACCTATAGCTTTAATTATATTTGCATTACCAGCATCATTTAAAAAACGAATATTATCACCTTGTAAATAAAGAACTCCTGTATCGTTTTTTACATAACTATTTGTTCCATCGTGATAGATTTGCAGGTCAGAGCCAGCACCAAATATTGCTTTCTTATTATCTTCAAACTTTACATTACCAGCACTACTTACTGTAAAGAAATCAGTACCATCGCCACCTTCAACCAACAAGTTACCATTTCCGCTTCCAGCATTATCACCAATAACTAATTTAGATGTATGTGCTGAAGATCCTCCTAAAGTTAAAGTCCCACCAGCAGCACCATCAAAAGTTACATCTCCTGTAAAAGTACCGCCAGCTAAAGGCATTTTTGTTGCTATAGAGTTAGTAACTGTTGTTGAGAACGAAGCATCATCACCTAATGCTGCTGCAAGTTCATTAAGTGTATTTAATGTACCAGGGGCAGAATCAACTAAATTTGATATTGCTGTATCTGTATAAGCAGTTGTTGCTACTTTTGTACTGTTATCTCCAGCAGATTGCGTTGTTGCAGTTACTCCGTTATTTATATTTGCAGTGCTTGCTACTACACTACGCATTAATGTATCTGAAGTAGCTATATCAACTCCGTCAACTGTTCCTGATACTGTGATGTTTCCTGTTACGTCAACACCAGCACCTACATCTAAGTTGCCAGCTACATCAACAGTTCCATTTGAATCTATTGTAAATCTAGTTGCACCAGCTTTTTGGTCAACTATCCTTAGATTACAATCATTACCAGAATCGTTAGACATTTTAAATTGGTATTCACCATTTGCTGTACCTGTACGAGCAAGTTTTAAAATACCTCCTGTACTTGTTTGAGATGCAGAAAGTAAAGTACTATGTATAGTTCCAGTTGCAGTAATAGTTCCTGTTGTTGCTATATTTTGCGATCCAAAATCAGGAGATACTTTTGTTCCAGCTATTGCAGCAGACGCATTTATATCTGCATTTACGATACTTCCATCAACTATAGAGGCCGATACCACAGAATTGCTTGCCAGTTGATCCGCACCCACAGCATCATCAGCAATGTTAGCTCCTGCAATAAGAGCAAAACTTGTATTACCACTACCGTCTGTTTTTAAAACTCCATTAGTAACAATACTATTTGGAAGTGTAAGAGTATATGAGGCAGCAGCACTATGAGGTGGTCCTTTTAAAATTATTCCATGTGAGTTTTGCTCACAATTTAATTTTATTTGACCTGATCCTTTTGTTGAGTTACCTACTAAAGTAACAACATTAGAACCACTTGGATTAAAATTTAAAGCTCCATTAGATGTAATATTTAAACTACCACTAACTTCTTCAATAGTCGATTGATTACTTGAATGATGTATTTTTAGATCCTGTCCTGTTCCAAAGATTGCTTTAGCATTATCAGCATAAACATTATCTCCAGTAAAATTATTACCAGTAGTTGAAGCAAAGTTACCCGCAGCAGTAACTCCACCTTGCCAAGCTGTACCGTTATATACTTTTAATTCGTTAGCTGTTGTATTGAAATATAAATCACCTGCTGCGAGTGAATTACCCCCTCCATCTGTTGATGGGTTAGAAGATGCTACCTGGTATTGATCTCCAAAGTTTGCTATTGAACCTATATTTGAAGATGCTGTATTTACACTAGATATAGAACCAGCAACAGTATTTACGTTTGATATAGAACCAGCAACAGTAGTTATGTTAGTTGCATTGGAAACTGCACTATTAATATTAGTTTCATTACCAGCAACAGAGTTTATATTGCTTGCATTGGAAACTGCTGCATTTATATTTGACGCGTTACCAGCAACAGAGGTTACGTTAGATGATATACCAGCAACTGTAGTTACATTTGCACTAATACCAGCAACCGTAGTTACGTTACTAGCAATACCAGCAACAGTACTAACTTCAGTTGCTTTAGGAACAAGTCTATGAAAATTATAAGTATGTAAAGTTGATGTAGACTCTACGATAAGACCAAAACCTTGAGGAATTGTACTTGGTGTAACTCCATTTATTGTTACAGTATTTCCTGTACCTGCTCCATTTGCAATAGTTATTACGTTTGAACTAGGAGTAAGAGTTGTTGATACCGCAGCTATAGATAGCAATGCAGCTTGCCCAGCAGCTCCTTGTGGGTTTGTTGTAGGAAAACTGGTTTCATTTGCTATAGCATTAAAACCACCAACATCATCTACAAAGTCAATAATACGAGCATCTATAGCAGCAGTTGTAGCTACTTTGTCATCTGTACTGCTCCAAGTTTCACCTGATTGAATTTCTGCTACAGTTCCTTTTCCGTAAAATATTTCACCTGCACGTTTAGCAGAATACACTTTAGTATCACTTGTAGAAGTGCCAGAAGTAATAACAGCACCACCAGTAACATCAGCAAGTGTTGATGTTCCAGTTACTCCAAGAGTTCCGCTTAATGTTGAGTTGCCACTTACTGTTAAATTATCATCAATAGTTGTTGTACCACCAGCAGAATCAATAGTTAAGTTGCCAGAAGCAGTATCTATTTCATTATCATTTGTTATTCCTATTCGTATATTATCAATAACAGCACCACCATTAGCATCAATAGCACCTGTAACAGTTAACGTACCTGATAAAGTAGTATTGCCTGTAACTCCTAAAGTGCCTCCTACAGTTGCGTTGCCAGTTGTTGTTATATTTTGACTACCGAAATCAGGAGAAATCTTGGTTCCTTGTATAGCTGCATTTGCATTAATATCAGCATTAATAATAGTTCCGTCATTTATCATTGCTGACGTTACTGTTCCTGTATCTCCTGTTGTGACAACTGTTCCTGTAATATCGGGGAAAGTGATTGTTCTGTCAGTAGTAGGATCTGTTATTGATAAAGTTGTTTCATTATCGTTATTAGTAGAGCCTTCAAACACAAGGCTAGTATTTATAGTTTGCGAACCATCTCTTTTGACATAATCATCTACAAGTTCTTGTATTGAATGTAATAGCTGTTTATTAACATTATTTAACTCGGTAGCTGATAAAACACTTCCATCTGAAAAGAAGTGAGTTAGCCCATTTACTTGAGTATTTCTTTGAATTAATATTGTTGCTCCATTGCTAGGTGCGCTAGTAAAAGTTATTTGAGTTGCACTTGTAAATGTATAATCTGTTGTTCTAGTTTTTAATACTCCGTCTACAAAAACTTCAACATCAAATACAGTTGAATATTGAAAATCTAAAGAATAAGGACCAGTTGTTCCATTAGATGTAAGCGTAGTGGCTGTAGAAGCTGTGACGTTATTTACGGTATTAGTAGCCATGATTAGTTAGTTTGAAGATGAGGAAGTGATGTTAAACAAAGGATTACTTAAAAAATCCTCACTTGCTTGTTTTTTCATTGCTGCATTAGCTCTATCATATTCTATTTTACGTTGAGGATTTTTATTTAACCAAACTTGTTTCCCTGCTTTTTTATATTTATTAATTTCATCTCTTAAAGCATCTTCAGCAGAAGCTCTAGCATATTCAGATGCTCCTACAGAAACATCCATATTGGTTTGAGTTATATATTCTCCTCTCGCTTGTTTCAATAACTGTTGAAACTGTGGAGTTTGAATAATCTTGTTTAATGATTGAACCATAGTGACACCATTAATTTTTACAAAAGCAGTCTCTTCAATCAAGTCAAGATGCTCATCATAAGTTAACTTTATCCCACTATCTATTGGTTGACCACTAGGTAATCGTCCTAAAGACAAAGTATCAGAAGGTTGTGTTACTTTTGCTCCTAATTCTGACAAGGTAGTTAGAACAGTATTGTTAACGCTATTAGTTTCTTTTATTGGATTTAAAATGTCCATATTATCTGAACCATAACCAGCAGGATATTCAATAAATGAGCCAGTGACCCAATTTCTCATTGGTCTTAAATTATTATTGTACCCAGGAACAGTTGCAGCTAACTCATTCCAAAATTTCTTTAATACAACCATTCCATCATCACCTGCCCTTACTTTCTTGTCATATATTCTTCTATCACCTTCTATCATTTGTCCAAAAGGTTCATTAGCAACAGGTGTCTTTAAACCAAATTTCTTAACAGATCTTCCTAATGCACTATAAGGATTTACTGTAGATGCTAATCTTCGTGCAACCCATCGTTCTAGTTTATAAGGTTTTTGCAGCAAGTCTGACAATTCAGTAATACCTTGCAAATAAGTTTTGTTAGTTATATTACGACCTAATGCAACACTAGCAGCAACAGCCCAATCATCACGATCTTGTTTAGTTAACCCACCCATAATAGCTGCCCCATCAGCAGCCATCATAAGAAAAGAAGACCAAGGATCTAATCTTTTATAGCTTACATATTTATATCTAGGTTTTCCATCTTTACCCATCCGAACATTTCCATCTTTATCTTTTAAAAGAAATCTAAAACTATAAGGCTGCCAACCTGTAGCACGTTTTTGATTTAATAAATCTAAATTAGAAGGCCCACCACCTGTAATAGTTAATTCAGAAAGTGGATTGTTTTGACCAAATGCAACCACAGTAGCAGTACCCCATATCGCTGCACCTGTAACCATTTCACCTCTAGCTTTAGCAGCGATAGAAGGATCTGGACTTCTTAATGCTTGTCTGTACTCTTCGATAAAAATGTTAAGCCCAGGAGTTCTTCTTGCTTGTGCTTTAAAAATATTTACTGGTGTTCTTACAAATGGTAAAAACACTCTGCCAACAGGATGTTGTGCTATATTTTGTACTCGACCTCCAATTCCATCAGGATCTAGATTTTTTGTAAAAGTAGTTTCAGCAGCATATTCTTGTGCTTTTTCATATAATTCTGTAATTTGTGTATCTTTAACATTTTTAAAGCTATTAGTGTTAACTATTTCAATAGTGCCATCAAATTGTTTTTGTATATGGTCTGTTAAGTCTTGTCCTTTCAATCCTTTTCGTACTCCATCTTCCCAAGCAGTAGCTTTAACATAAGATCTAAAATTTAAACTTTTAAAAAATTCATCTTCTGCTAATAAAAAACGGCTTGGTAATCTAATAGCTGTTCCAAAAAGATTTACCATTGAAGCAAGTAGATTATCTCCTTCCATCCTTATCGTAAATCTATCAGAATCTTGTATCATCGCTCCTGGATTGATAATATTATCCTCTATCTCAAAAGCTAATTTAGCTGCTTTTAATGATTCACTAATTGATTCCCCTAAGTAATACAGTTCTTTAGCTCCTCTCAAAGCACCTGTAAGATCACCTGTAACAGCCGAACCTAATGTTTGTTCCAAAGGTCTTGCAACACTATTTAAAGCTGTAGATAAGATGTTGACAGCATGAGTTTCTGGTCCTGATAATATTGAATTTATAAAAATTTCATTTTGACCTTTTAAGACAGCAGAACTAACTTTTGCTATAGCATCATATTTACCCATTTTTTGTAACGCAGCAGGGTTGCCTTTAGCTGCTTGTAATCTTTTTGTTATTATTCTTAATTGTTTTAAAGATTTTTTATCACCTTTTTCAGCAAGGTCAATTATTTCTTTCATACTAAACTTAGGCAAAGAGTCTTCTCCTTCTTTTACTACACTTCTTAAGTTTGTCGCTTGATCAATCGCTTTCTCTGTAGGTGTTCGACCTTTTAAGTCTTGTATAGTTGCACCTACCCTACTGACACCACCAGCAGCCCTATTAGCTGCTAATGTTTGTGCTGGTATTGTTTTTAGGGGTTTATTTAAAAGAATAAGACCATCTAACACTTCAGCCTCTTTAATAAAGTCTGCTTTGATATTTTTCAAACCTTCTAAATTACCACTAGCTAAACTTTCATCCATAGTTTTAGATAATCGTGCTAATTTAATAGCATTTTCATTCATCAACTGGTTCATAGATATTAAAATTGCTGGTAAATCCTCTTCACCACCTCTTCCATATCTTGCATTAAATCTTACTGCTGCTTCTATTGTTTCTCTTGGTAAAAGTTTATTAGCATTATCAACCATATCGCCAAATGTTCTTTTATAAGGCCAAGAATTATTAGCATCAAGATCTCTTAATTTTGTAGCTCTATCAATAATTAGCCTTGCTGCTTCATCATTCCCACCACCTGTAAGAGTTTCAGTTTTATAGTACTTACCTTTTGTATTAGTTTTTGTGTTAAATGTGGTTTCTATTTTTTGTTTTTTCTTTCTTGCCATACCAGTAACTCCTTCTACATTTTCTAAATCCAAAGGAACATTTCTGTATTTTTTTACATTTTTTCTTTTTACATAGTCATTAAATATTTTTCTTGTTTGACTACCACCTAATTTAGCTTTCAAACTAACAAATAAATCTTCAACAAATAAAGCAAGTTCTTGTGTAATTCTTTTAAAAGTTCCTTGAGGAGCAAAATCTAAAGGGCTACCTGCAATACGATTTTCACCCCTATAAAAATCAAAAAACTCATCAGTAATGTTTTCTGCAAAATATTCATCTATATTCATAAATCTATAATTTTCATTTTTAAATTTACCTTGATCAAAATAAGCATTAGCTTTTCTTACAAAATTTTTATCTGTAATAACTGGTTTTCTATTTGTTAAAGAACCAGATCTCTCGAAAATAAGATCTGCCAATTTTTCTTTAGATGTAGTACGGATAAAAGTCTGTCTTTCTTTTTCAAATTTCTTTAAATATTTATTTTGAGCAGATTTAAATTCTTTTGTATATTTTGCTAAATCTTCTTTTGGCAAATATCTTGATAAACCATGAGAAAGTTCATGGATCATAACGTGTCCAAACCCACCACCTGCACCTTGTTCAACACCTTCTACAATTTGTTTTCTAATTTTTATAAGGTTATTAGCAAAGTTATACTGTCCTCCTTGACTAAGTTTTGTTGTTATAGATAAAGATTCTTGATCGAACATTCTATCGCCAATAGTGTCAATAAATGTTTCTATTGCTTCTACTTCATTAGGATCAGCACCTTTGGTATTAACTTCTAATCTAAGTCTTTTCTTTAAATTATCTGCACCTCTACTTAAACCACGTTTTGCTTCCAAGTTTGTTTTAAATGGCTTTACTGGAGGTCTTTCTACTGGTTTAAAAAAGTCATCAAACTGCTCATCTGTTTGTATATCAAAAAACCCTTCTGGATCAATAAAGTCACCATCTTCACTTCTCGGTGGCAATGTATCTCTACCATCTTTAAGTTGTTTTTTAAATTGACCAACCCCATCAAGATCAATAATTTCATCACCAAGATTATCAACAACATCATCTGTCATTAAAATTTCATCTCTTCTAGATAATCTTTTTGTTATTCGTTCGTATACATCAGGTACTTTTTTAATACCTTTAATACCAAGTCCTAAAACTGTCAAAGCTTCACCAGCAATAAACCCACCACCAGCTTGTCTTAGCCGTGCTTCTGCAACACTTATTTCGTCTTCTGTTTTAGATTTAAGTAATTCACTTATAGGAGAAGCAAGTCCTGGATGCTTATCAATCATATTAAATAAGTTTTCTTCAAACGGATCTTGTACAACTGCATCAGTAATAAAACCTGCTAAAGCATTTCTTGTCCAAGCATTATTCATCCCTGCTAATTTTGTAGCCTTTAAACCTTTACCTATAAGTCCTTGTGGTAATAAAAACTGACTTACTGCTTGAGGTAAGGTGTAAGCCCAATCTTCTTTATCACCTTGAACTTCAAGACCTAATGCTTTTAAATCTATAATCTCGTTATTATCGTATGGATTACCAGCAGCGTAATCATAAATATCATCTACAAATTCAACAGTTTCATTTATAGCTTTTAAAGGGCCAGATATAGTTCCTCTTAAAACTTTAGAAGTTTTTGTTTTTTTTAGCTTTGAATCTATTTCTTTTCTTTTTGCTATACCTTCATCTCTTATTCTTTGTCTGTTTTCTTTAATTTCTTCTAAAGTTCTTTTGTCACCTCCAAAAGCGTTGTCAAAAAAATCTACAGTTTTAGCTTGTGTATCTTGTATGGTTTGATCAAGATTTTCAAAGAAACCTTTTTTATTAGGTGTTTCGGTCATTGTTAGTCAGTTAAAAACTTTTTGTAAGAGTCATTTTTGTATGCACTCCAAGCACCAAATCCTTGTTGATCAAACAATCTCTTTGCTGCTATTACATTAACAGTAGGATCATATAATTCATCTGTCGATTCTATTCCAAATAATTTCAATCTTTCTTCTAAAAACGCATCAATCATATTTAATTGGAAAAGACCTATAGAAAATTCATTTTTCTTTTCTGGATCTAAACCAGATTTTACAGTATCAATCATAGGATTACCTGCTGATTCTGCCATAGCTATAGCAGCCATTATTTTTGCTTCTTCTGGTTTGAAACCTACACCTAATAACATTTGATTTATTTTGCTTTGTGGTATTTTTTTTGTTTTATCAGTATCTTTTAAAATCTCATTAAGTTTTTCTGTTTGATCTAGTTTGCGTTCTCTTGCTATATCTTCTGGGGTAGATGGTGTAAATGCACCACCTTCAAGATTAGTGTTAGCATCTCCTTGTATATCGCTCATATCTTGTTCTTGTCGCTCAGATTTCTTTCCTTCAGTTTCTCCTGTATTACCTACTCCACTTGTTATCTCAAATGTTGGAACTTTTTCTCTAGCTTGCTTGACGTACTTATCTATAATATCTAATCCCTTTCTTTCTTTCTCAAGGTCTGTTGATTTGCTTCCCTCTTCTGTTTCTGTCCAATCAAAAAATTCTCTAGATGCTTCTATCAAAAGATCATTTTTAATCTTAGTTCCATCAGCATTTAATTGACCTGTAAAATCACTCCAAAATCCACTGTTAGGTTTCTTTAACTCGCCTGATAATCTTGATTCTAATGTTCTTAAAGATCTGTTAACAATGTCATATTGACCATCAAATGTTTTATCAACATAATTTAATAGTTTTGTTGAAAGATCTCGATTTTGCACTGAATTTTCAACTGTCCCCAACCAATCAAATATTGCAACTATTGCTTCATTTTTAGTGCTATATTGATTAGTTTGAATATCTCTTCTTAAATCTAAATAAGATGTTCTACCTTTAAAGTCTATAACGTTTGCAGTTGTAAGAATACTTTTTGCTTTTGTAGGATATCTTTGAGCTAAATCTTCAATAATACTAGCATCACCTGTTTCATTGAAATCTTTAAGACCCTGTTCTATTTCATTATCTATAGCTAGTTCTTTTTGTATTTGATATTTTTTTGCGTTTTGATATTCATAAGCACTAACTTGTCTTTTTATGGTATTAAATTTTTTTTGAAAATCAGGATGATCCATAAGACTTAAACTGCCATTTGGTCCATACGGAAATTTACCTGCAATAGCTAAAATGTCATTAACACCTTCTGTGTCACCAAGTAATGCCCTACCTTCGGCCTCTTCCATAATTGAAGATACAATAGATTTATAAATATCACTTCTATCTTTACCAGTTATTCCTAATTGATTTACTGTAGTTTCATAATCTATTATTAGTTTTTCATCTAAACTGTCTGGGCTAATCATTAAATTTTGTACCAACGGAATGGCTAGTGTTTTAATATTCTCTAATTTTAAATTTTTATTTTCTTTAATATGATGAGAGGCTATTGATTCAGTTGCTGCTGCCAACTTTGGCATGAAGTGTTCTGTTACATAAAGAGATCTAATCCCATCTAATTTTTCTACAACTTTATCTCTTTCTGTACTTAACCAGTTTTGGTATTCCTCAGAATCTAAAGAATATTCACCTAAAGATTTACCATTAATTAAAGTAGTTGAATAGCTATTAGTTAAAATACTTTCAACATTATTACCCAATAATTGAGCTTTAGTTTTTTGAAAAGCTCTGTCAGCAAAAATACTACCACCAATTAGTTGTCTAGTAGCTTCTTCTCCATTTATGCTTTTAAATTCTTTTGTAACATCTTTAAATCCATCTAAAGACTCTTCAATAGCAATATCCATACCTTTAGCTTGTTCATCTTCAATAGTTTTTTTAGTATAAAAATCAAGAACTGGATTAACGGCTGACAAAGCTTTTGCTAATTCATCAAAGCCATCATCTTTCATTAAAGGAACAGTGCTTTGCCTAACAAAGGTATCAACAGGTCTTGCTGAAGATTGAAAAGAAGTACTTTGATAACTTGATGTCATGCTTGTCCTAGTAACCCTGTATAAGTATTAACTCCAGCACCTAAGAAATCAAATAACCCGCTAGTATTTCTTTTAGCAGTATTGTAAGCTTGGTTTTGCATATCAGTTGCGGCATTTAGTCTACTATCTCTTTGTGCTGCAAGACCAAGTGTTTGTCTTCTAAATTGACCTTCTGCTGATGCTACCGATTGATTTATTGAATTTCTTAAATTAGCAGCTTGTCTACCCGCATCCATTGACAATAAATTTGCCACGTTACCAGAAATACCTTCTGAAGCTGCAACAGCACCTCTAGCCTGTAAGCCTTTTATAGATGCCGCCAATCTTTCTTGTGCTTTTGCCGCTTTAGTTTCTTTTAGATTTGCTGCTAATCCTTCTTGTTGTTGTGCAAAAGCTTTCTCTGCTGATTCTGCTGATCTTCTTGCTGCTTCGTATTGATAATTAGCTGCTCGTGCTGCTTGTCTATTTTGTGCAACCATTTGTGCGCCTTGAATTGCTAGGCTTCCAAAAAACAATGGAGTAACTGCTCCTAAAGCTGGTAATGCTGCACACATTTAGGCAATCCTCATAAATTCATAGAATGGTTTGCTATGCTCTCCATATTCTGCGTGGTAATTAATAAATGTAAAGCCTAAACACCTTAACCACTTTATAGCAGAATCATTTTCTGCATATACCATATTGTATAACAAATTATATTTTTTCAACAAACTATCTACCCATTGTTTGCCTTGTCTTATAAGTTGTATTCTATATTTTTTATTTACAAACAAATCATCTGTTGCAACCATCCATATACAACCATCAGAAACAACACCACATAGACCTATAGGGTTGTCGTCATCATCAGCTATTGCCATATTTTCTTTGGTGTATAGATAAGAAAGTCGTATCGCATTTTCTGGTTTTTGTCCTGTTTGATAAAAAACTTCAATTTTATCCATAACCCTTAAGTTTTTTACTACATAATCAAGATCTTTTAATTTTGCTTTTCTTAAATATCCCATTATCTTCTAGCTGACCTCATGTGAAAATTAGCTTCATATTCAGCACTTGTTAAATTTGTAGGCAAGTAAGTTAAATTTTTTACATCTATCGTAACTCTGTCTGCTCTACTCATTACCGGAACTTTAAAAGTACCAGTATCTAAAGAGGTTGATCCAATGATACTATCATCTGTACCTAATATTGTAGTAAATTCATATGTTGAAGTTGTATTGTTATCAGGAGTAACTTCAACTTTCATAAATCCAGTATCTTCAAATTTAATATAAAAATGTTTTAATTGTAATCTTCCGCTAATTAATTCAGAACCTTGAGTAGGAGATTCAGTAAGACGTTGTTGTGCAAACCTATAGTGCATTTCATAAGGTTCACCAATTATAAATTTAGCGTGTCTAACATCACCAACAACTGTTATATTTTTATTACCGCCAACAAGATTGAAAGAAATAATTTCTTGACCAGGAGATGTAGTAGTTTTTACACCTTCAAAAGTAGTTATATAACTAGATTCTCTTACTGTGCATATAAGATTTGTATTGTTTCCTAAATTAGATGGACTAACAAGAGTAAACGTATTGTTATCAACTTTAGTTATATAAAACAAACCTGTAATACCTCTATCTCCCCCTAGTGCTACATATTCAGCAATTCTTTCTACAGTTAAATCTGCAAAGCTAGTAATACCTGATGATGGTAAGACAACCTCAACTTGGTCATCAGTAACAAAACCATGATTAGTTTTTGTTATTGTAACTGTATTGTTAGAAGTCGTAGTGGTATAAGTTGCGTGTTCGGCTGGTGCTAAATCTCTTGTTATCATGTTCATTTCTTCATCAAGCCTGTAAGGCATTGTTACTGTTGATAAAGAAGTAGAAGCATCAAATGTAATAGATACTCCAGTACTTGATTCTGTTAACTTTCTATCTAGTCGGTATTCATAATCAGAATTTGGTTCTCTGTAGTTTGGTTCAAAAGGTAATTTTTCTAAATTATATTCTGACGCAGTACCAGCTTCAGGTGCATCTTCAGTAACTACAAATAAATCTGTTCCTATAAAATCTATATTTTTGATATGTCTGTCAGAGGCAAAAGTATAAGTAAACCATGAGTTAAGTATTTTTCCTCCGTCATTACCATACAACCATTTGTTTACATATAACTTATTAGGATTTGTTGTTCCTAATAAAATTAATACATCTTCATTAGTAGAAACAGCAATTTTATAAATATCGCTAGGAATTAATTTTGGAACATGAATTGTAATGTTTGCAGCTTCTTTAACTTGCGCTCCTGTTTGAGTTATATATTCTCTTACACCAGCAAAACCACCTTTATTAGTTAAATAGTAAATAGAATTACCAGCACCAACAGGAGTTGCACTATCACTACTTTCAAATTCTGTTGCAACAAGCACGTTTGCTGTCTTAGGTGTTAAAGAATCTGATGAACTGCTTAAAACAAATTGCGTTTGCTCTGAAAATAATATTAATTTTTCGCCCATGTTTACAGCATTTTTTAAAATAGCAACTTTCGTGTGAGATGCTGCCACATCAATAGGATCACTATCAATAACTGTTAATACTGTCTCTGGGAAAAAAGTAAAAAACTTAGAAACAGTAGAAAGAATTACATTGTCATTAGCAAGAAAACCTAATCTATTTCTAAAGAAAAATACATTATTAATCTTGTTACCAATAAAAGAAGGATTTAAAGAAGAATCTAAATCTCCACAAATTCTTTCACCCCATATTGGCAGCGTATAGTTTGGCACAGCATAACTAACGCTACCGCTAGTTGTTAAAGTATCTACCGCAGTATATACAAAGGTATTTGTAGTAACGCTTGTTATAGCAAAAGTACCATCAACACCTAATCCTGATGTAATCTTTACATCTACAAGACTACCAACAGCTAAACCATGACCATTAGAAGTAACTGTTACAGTAGTACCCGATTGAGAATAAGTACCTGATGTTGAATGAGTTATTGCATACGACCTACCATCTACTCTTGCAAATCTAAAATTACCATCAGCTTGCCTTATTAAAACATGAGGCATTGTATCGTAGTCAAATTTAAAATTTATTCCTGGTGCAACTGTTTCTTCCCATTGGCCTTCTTCAAATGCTCCTCCATTATTAGTCGTAAATCTTACATAATAATTATCAAAGTTAGTAGACTCATCACCTTTAATTTCTACAACCATACCGTTAGGAGAAACTGTAGGTAAGTCAGTAAATTGTTGTACAGAATTTTTTACAGTTGTTATTTGTGAGTTACCTCGTGTATCAGTAGAATCTATTGAAAAATCAGAACCGTCATTTTTTTTTATATGAAGAACAGGACCATTTACAGCAATAGTAAATCCAGTAAGGCTGCTATCTAAACTTGTTTTTATTGCTGTTGCTACGGTAGATGTACTAAGGGGGTTATCTGAAGACGTATCTTTGGTTGCTGTTGTTCCATCTACTGTTACTGAATATGTAGTGGCATCAGATACTTGGTTAAAAAATACTATTGCTTGTGTTTCTGTTCCAGGAGATAAAGTTGAATCCATTGCAGCAGTAACACTTGTATTCACAACAAAAGTAAAATCTGCAATAGTTATTGTTTTAATTTGTGATTGTGGACTTGTGCAAGATAAATATCTGTAGTCTTCTTTTACGGTTCCAGAATCGCTGTCATAATATTTATTAGTAACAACAGTTTTTTCTGTACCATCTAATTCAAAAACTCTTACTTTTGTAGAACTAAAAATAACAACATATCTTTCTGTTGCATCTCTATTTATCATATGTACCTTTATGTCACCTAAACTTGTTTCACCACTAATTAAATTAGATACAAATTGAGTACCAGAACGTTTTGTAAGACCCAATACTGGATCACTATCAGCATTGTCCTGTATCAAAGCATGGTCGGCTTTTTTTGTAGCATCAGAAGATTGTGATATACCTCTGAGTAAAGTGGGTATTGACCTAGAAATTAGAGCCATAGCTACCTAATTAATACGTTTGCTGGAGAATAAGTATCAAAGACATTAGTGAGAGAAGGATCACCTCTTAGTACGTTATGATCTGCATTAGCTAAATCTGTTTCCATTAATACTGCTCTAGCTCTGCCTTCATCTTGCTGCGTAAAACCTCTTAAACCACCGTCACTTACCAATCTATCAACAAAAACACGAGCAGCTTTTACAGTTATGTAATATCTTGCTGGTTCTGGTATTTCATTAAACTCTCTAAAATAAACTATTGTACAAATTAAATCATTATCAAATAAGAAAGTATTATTTAATCTGTCATACATTTTTAATCCACGTTGTATTGCATCTACTGAAGGGTGTTGATGAATATTAGGGTCAACTCTTAAAACATCAGTTGGCACAATAACTTCTTTAGTTACATTATTTCTATGTAAAGTTACATCAATTTCTGTATTAAAACTCCAACCTTCACTTTGCACCGCTCTGTTTTGTTCTTGTAAAACATCAAGAGCCATTTGAGCATCTACAGGTAAAACTGTATCATTAATAATTGAACCAGTTGTTTCAGATAATGTGTTAATAGGAGATTCTCCTATTGCAGACAACATTACATTTACACTTTCAAGTTTAGTAGAAGCAGCTACAGCCATTAGTTACCAGCCTCCTTTTCAGCTATTCTTCTTAATTTTTGAGTTTCTTTAAAAAACCTAGCTTTTTCAGCAAGAGTGCTTTTTCCTGTTTCTCTCATTTGCTTATTGTAAGCATCAAGATAAGCTTGACCGCTTAAATCAATTAATTTGGTTTTTTTGTTTTTATTTTTACTTTGACCAAGTAATTTTTTTAACATAATGATTACCCTTTATCTTTAAGTTTTAGTGTGTCTCTGGCACTTTTCTTTTTTTTCTTTTTAGATGAATGAGATGAATGATACATAATAAAAAAAAGGTATCTAATAATAAGATACCTTATAAATTGAAATTAAGAAGTGTTAAGAAGCAGATAACTTAATAGTAGCTGCACACTCTGGTCTTAGGATTCCATGCCCAAGTGCGTACTTCGCAACAAGCAATGTTCCTTGGTACATCGTGGCGTACTCATTTCCTGTAATCTCAGTTGTCATGTCCATTAATTTGACAGTACCAACTGCTGATTTGTGGAAAACAAGTCCGATAGTTTTACTATCGTCACCTGAGTAGGTGTTATTTGCACCGCTTGGATTGCTGCTGACGTTTGATTGAGGTACGTTGTTGCTCATCATCACAGGAATACCTGCAACTTGCTGGATTTTACCAGAAGCAAACGAACCATTACCACCAGGGTTGAAGTCAACATCTACTGTTCTTGTAGCAGACTCAGCAAGTTTGTAATACTCAGCAGGTGGTAATACACAGAAGCGATCTGTTGGAGGAATGTCACGCTCGTCAAATGCTTGAGCTATGTCATAGATAGCTGCTGCTATTTCATCACCAGATACGTTTGCTGAAGCAGTATTACCAGAACCAAGAGTTAAGGTAAGTCCACCTGCAATACCTGTAAGTGTTGAAGATGCACGACTCGCATTTGCAATCATTTTTGCGACATTAGAATCGTATGTTTTAGCTAGAGCCTTGCCGAGTTCATCAGCGTAAGCTGCCCTAACGTCATAGTGATTCTTTAATTCTTCTAATCTGCTGACAAAAACGTCTGCTATTAGTAGATCGTCTATTGAAATCAAACGCTCACCGTGTCTGATTTGGTTGCCTCCAGTAAGTAAATTTCCAGGCGTATGATAGGAGGCAGTGGCAGTGCCTAAAACTGGAAATTGTGCCGATTTGCCTGAGGTTATAGTACGAGTAGAATGAAGTTGATCGTTGAAGATGTTATTGCGTGTGAACGCAGTTAGCACCTCTCCACTGAACACTTTCAGAAACAGAGCGTCAAAGTCTGTTCCTGTATTATCGACCAAACCAAGGCGAGATACCGTAGCATTACTCATTTTTTAAAAACCTTTGGATTGAATGAATTAAATTTTAGAAACTTACTTCGCTACTGTCTGTTCTCTAAAGTGGTATCTGACGCATCAGGCACTTTTGATATTAAGATTTTCGCTTTTCTGTTTATACTGATCCGCAATTCCACTTGCGTAGTGCAAGAGCTTTGCGAGTTAGCTTGCCATCTTTTTTTAATGGTCCTTTTACCTTCGACATTCTTGCACAAAAAGATTTTCTTCTTGCTTTTTGTCTAGGAGAAAGACCTGTCTTTTTAGTAACAGGAGCTTGCAAGTTTCCACCTGTTGCTCGGTTGTATTTTCTCCGACCTCTAGCAGTAAGACCACCTGTGGGGTCTTTATCTGCCTTAGTCATTGATACACCCTTAGACATAAAAAATGTAAGCTACTTAAAATATAACACCTTTATGCAAGTCTTAACTTTTTTCTTTCATTATCTTTTTTTCTGTGTTGGTAGGTAATATTTTTTGGACCTGTCTTTTCTCTTTTAAATCTTTCTTTTTCTTCTTTACTCATTTCACTTGTAGTTTTTGGTGTCTTCTTACTAACTTTTACGGATGGCCTGCAAGCAGGGTATGGTCTGCCCTTTTCATTTTTACCTCGGCCACATTTCTTGCCTGTTTTGACATCAACCCACTTTTCTTTAAACCATCTATCAAGACTCATTTGCCTACATCTTTTTGTGCTTTGTTATGTGCAGCTTTGAATGAAGAACCCTCACGCATTAGCTTCTTCATCATATCCATATGTTTTTTTGAATGATGCTCTGAATGTTTCTTCAGAGTTCTCATTTGATTAAGTGTAAGTTTTGCCATTCTTCTTTTTCTTTTTTGCACGAAGAATCATAAGGTCTTCTCTAGTGATTTTACCATCACCAGTTTTATCGAGATTCTTTTTTTGTTTGTCAGATAAAGCCATAATTACGAGTAGCCTCCTCCAGCAGCTTTATATTGCCTTACAAGCTGTCCACTTGCGTAGGCACTAGGCCATTTTTTGACCTTTGCTTTTACTTTAGCTTTAATTCTTGCGTAAAGCTTTGGATTTGTAGGTGTTGCCATTATCTAGATCTTCTAAAGACATCGCTTTCACGCAACTTTTCTTGAACTGTTCCTGTGTAAGTCATATCTTTTCCATAGCGAGGATCACTCATGGCAGCAGTAACTTCTGCTGCTGATCTGTATGGAGCTAATCCATTACTTGATGGTCTTCCTGAGACTAAATCTGGTTCGATACCCATAGCATTACTGTATTGTGAATAAAGTCCTTGCACTGCTAGTCTAATAGCTGGTGCTGATGCTGTTGCAGTTAAATTATCAAAAGCAACAATTTCCTCTTGAGATAAATTTTCATTAGCCCAGGATTTCATCTGTTCATAACCTTGTTCGCCACCTGCAATTTGTTTAATACCTGATATTTCACCTTTAGCAATTTCTTCAACATTACCTTGGGATCTAACACCATCTAAATAAGTATCAATAACCTGTCGAGAAAATCCACCTTCCGCTAGTTTTGTATAATCGTCATCACTTATATTTCCATTTTCTATAAATCTGTTTGTAATATCTTCTGGATCAATACCGACTTCATCTAATACTTCAGCCAACCCATCACCGTAGATTTGATGGTAATCTGTTTCGCTTTCATTTTGCTCTGTAACTTCTTCTTCTCCTTCTTCTTCCGAAGTGTCGGTGCTACCAAGTTTGCCTTCAAGCTCTTTATAACTTGCAGCTAAATCTTCAACAGTTTTAAACTTACCTAGTATCAGGCCATTTTCATCTGTCTCATTTTTAGCTAAAGTCTCCAAGTCTTCTTGAGACATTGGCGGTGTTTCAGATACGTTTAGTTGTGATGAAGTCATAAATGATTAACTAACTTGTATGTAGTGTACTGCCATGTCTAGTAATTACATCTTTAGAATTTGTTTCTACTGATGTTTCTTTAGCCACAGCAGGTTCTTTTACTACAGGTTTTACCACAGGTTCTTGTGGTTTGGCAACAAACTTACCGTTCTCATCCCTGTTTCTAGGCTGCTTCTTGGTTGGCATTTAGCTCCTCCGTTAGTTGTTGTGCTTGAGCATTATTTTTTGGATCAAGTAATTTAGATCCTAAAGCAGCAGGTCCAAGAGATTGTATAAGCTGTTGTTGTTGAGCTTGCTGTTGCTCTGCTGCAATTTGCTCTTGTGTTTTAATTAAATTAGTAGTGTCAATTCCTATGGAAGTAGCAAGACGTTTAACTGCTTCATCCACATTAACAAACTGACGCATAACATCTGGTCCAAGTGCTTGAGCTACAGTACCGATAAACTCAATGAGTTTATTTCTGTCGTTACCTCTGCCAAGACCTTGAATCCCTGTCACTATCTTAGGCTTTACTAATTTTTCTGGCAAGGCTTTAACTTTTCCAGACCTTACCATCATGTGCATCCTACGTTTGAGGTATGGTAATTGAAACTCCTGGGAAAGAATAGAGTACGTTCCACCTAAAGAGTTCTCAAGTTCTTGAGCTAGTAGATTTACCTCTGCTGCTGTTACTCTTTCCGCCTGTCTTTGTACAGAACTAGCCATAAGAAAAGCATCAGATAGTCTTTGTGATATTTGTTGTATTGTTTGTTGTGCTACAGCAAAGTCCCCTTGTTTTCCTACTTGCATTACACTCACATCAGCAGCAGATCCTTCTCGTATTGCACCATTGGGAGCTTTTGCTAATGTTGCTGCCCTTGTTTGGCCGTTTGGATTTACAAGAAATAAAACTTTTGCAGAGGCAGCAGCACCTTCTATTACCGCTTGAGTTAAAGCTTCTAAAGATATAAGGTCGCCTCGGTACTCTTCAACGTATCCACGACCATAATCTTCTCCATCAATCCGAATCCATCTGAGCAGAATCCAGGGAGAGACATCAACTTTAGATCTTCCATCAGTGCCAGGTATCTTTTCTCCTTGACATTCTTGATGCCACATAAAATCGTCACCGATTCTTTTAATAGAGGTATATATATCAATCTCATCACCCATTGTTTTCTCATCATAATTATCTTTCTCTTTAATTTGATTGAGAAAATCGGGAGGTAAAGCTTGAGGATT